CCTGAAAAACCATATCCAGGTAATGTAGGATCACAATGGGTTAAAGAAATGTTTGTAGATCCTATAGATCCAAACACAGCTTTTAACATAGAGATAGTTACGCCCTCTGGACCTAAATATATAACCAGAAGGTTTATACCAGCTAAGTTACAAGATAACCCGTACCTAATGCAAACAGATGATTACTATGCAATGTTATCATCTTTACCAGAAGTACAAAGAAAACAATTTTTAGATGGAAATTGGGATGCGTTTTCAAATGCAGCATTTCCAGAATTTGATAGGAGTATACATGTTGTTGAACCTTTTGAAGTTCCTAAAGGCTGGCAGCGTTTTCGTGCTGCAGACTGGGGCTACAGTTCTCCTGCTTGTTGTCTTTGGTTTGCTATTGACTACGATAATAATTTATGGGCTTATAGAGAATTATATACCCAAAAGATTACAGCGGATGTATTTGCACGAAAAGTGCTTGAGCTAGAGCACGGAGAATATATACGTTACGGGGTCTTAGACGCTAGTACATGGGCAAAGAGAGGTGATATAGGTCCAAGCATTGCAGAAACGATGATTCAAGCAGGATGTCGTTGGAGACCTTCAGATAGAACTCCTAAGAGCAGAATTAGTGGAAAGTTAGAAATCCACAAAAGATTAAAAATAGTTGATGAAAAGAAAAAAGAACCAGGTCTTAGAATATTTTCTACTTGTAGAAACTTACTAAGAACTTTTCCAACACTTCCATTAGATGATAATAATCCAGAAGATATTAATACACATGTGGAAGATCACGCATATGATGCATTAAGATATGGCTGCATGAGTAGACCAACACATACTAGTTATGCAGAAAGATTTAACAGAACTCCTAGAGTACAATTTACCCCTTCAGATAGAATATTTGGATATTAATTAACATTATAGAAAGGGATAAATGAGAAAGAATAAATTACCTATTATAGATAAAAAGAATTTTCCTTATCAATTAGCAATGGTTTATTGGGAAGATATTGTTGGAGATGTATCTTGGGCTGATATCCCTGATATTAAAAAATCTAAAACAGCAGTATGTTGTAGTGTAGGATGGATAGTACACAATAATAAAACAACTGTTGTTATGGCTGATTTTATTTTTGAAGACAATGGTAAAATAAAACAAGGTGGTGGGTATACAACTATCCCTACAAAGAATGTATTATCAATTAAGAAGATAAAACTATAGGAGACTATAATGGCAAGAAAAAAGAAAACAAGAACTATAGCAGATGTTATTGAAGATATCAGAGAGTTACATGAAAAGGAAGAAGACTTATTAATGGAACTTGAAGATTTATCTGAAGAGTCTGATATTGAAGAAGGAGATGAATAATGGAAAATAAATTCGATCCAAGAGCTAAAGTAAAACAAGGAGATCTTGGTACAGCTGCTGATGGCAAACAACCAAATCAGCAACCTACTAATATTGACTTTAATAAAGATGCACCTGGAAAGTATCAATCTAAAAATTACTTAGAATCTGAAGAAGGTTCTTTGTATAAAGATGGTGCTTATGTTACTAAATCAGGTAAAGAACATGTACAAGATTCTTTATTTAAATTAGCTGATCAAAAAGATTATTAATAAACTAGGAGACACAATGGACATAAATAAAAGATATAAGCATGGAGAACTTGCACCCGATGTTGCTAAAGCTAAGAACGAAAAATTAGCAATTGATCCTAACGCTAAAGTTAAACAAGGAACTTTAGGACCAGATCATGCATTAGGTAAAAAAGATAAAGTTGATCCATCTATTTTTAAAATGGCTGAGCAAAGAGATTACTAATCATGATAAGACCAGAAGATAAAGCTGCCTTAAATGAACATGGCAAGTTTAATAAATTTGATAAATATAAAGCTAAACAAGAAGTTAAGCCTATACTTAAAGTTTCAAATTTATCTGGAGAAGAAAAAAAATCTTCAACACTTGATTTAGAGACCGCAAAAACAATAAGCGGTAATCCTTCTTTAACACAAGAAGAATTAAAATTGTTTAAGCAAACTACTAAAGATAAACAAGAAATAGAATCAAATATATAAAATGGATACAAAAGACGAAAACTTAGATCCATTTGTTGGATTTATAAGAGAAAGATTCCAACAAGCGGAAACAGCTAGACTCTATGACGAGAAGAGATGGCTTAAAGCTTATAGAAATTATAGAGGATTATACGGACCAGAAATGGCATTCCGTGATAATGAAAAGTCTAAAGTTTTTGTTAAAATAACTAAAACAAAAGTACTTGCTGCTTTTGGACAAATTATTGAAGTATTATTTTCTAGTGGTAAATTTCCAATTGGTGTAAGACCTACAACAGTTCCTGAAGGAATTGACGAGTATGCACATATTACAAAAGTAGGACAACCACAACAAGCAAATGGTCAAGCTCAACCTAATGGGCAAGATATGGAAAGTCCATATGGTTTTGCTGGAGATGGTGGTGAATTACCTAAAGGTGCAACTGCTGAATCTTTAATGAAAGATTTATCACAGCACTATAAAAATTTAGGTTTTGAAGAAGGACCTTCACCTGATAATAAATCAATGCCACAAATAGAACCTGCAGATATAGCAGCAGGTAAAATGCAAAAATTAATTCATGATCAATTAGAAGAAAGTGAAGCTATTACAATTCTAAGACATGTATTTTTTGAAATGTGTTTATTAGGTACTGGTATTTTAAAAGGACCTTTTACATCTGAAAAAACACAATACTCATATGCTTCAGATCAAGAAACAGGTACATTAGCATCTATGGAAAAATCTAAAGTTGTACCTTCAATTGAAGCAGTATCATGTTGGGATTTTTATTCAGATCCAAATGCAACAAGTATAAATGATGCTGAGTATGTTATTCAAAGACATTCACTTAATAAAGAACAATTTGCAGCATTAGCTAAAAAACCTTTATTTAAATTAGATGCAATTAGAGAATGTTTAGAGATGGGGCCTAACTATCAAACAAGAGGATATGAAGCTTCTTTATATGATAGAGAAAATGTACAAACACTTTATAAAAATAGATTTGAAGTTTTAGAATATTGGGGATTAGTTTCTAAACAAATAGCAAAAGAATTAGATTTAGAAGTTGATGATGAGTTAGATGTTATATCTGTTAATGTATGGATATGTGGTGGTAAAGTTTTAAGATGTGTAGAAAATCCATTTACACCAAAAAGAATACCTTATATGGTATGTCCTTATGAATTAAATCCATATCAATTTTTTGGAGTAGGTATTCCAGAAAATATGCAAGACTCACAACAAGTTATGAATGGTCATGCAAGAATGGCAATTGATAACTTAGCCCTATCAGGTAATTTAATATTTGATGTAGATGAAACTTTATTAGTACCAGGTCAAGATATGAAAGTATTTCCTGGAAAAATATTTAGAAGACAAAGTGGTCAGCCAGGAGCAGCAATTCATGGTGTTAAGTTTCCAAATACATCACAAGAGAATTTAATGATGTTTGATCGGTTTAGACAATTAGCCGATGAAGCAACAGGTATTCCTTCGTACTCACATGGTACAACAGGAGTACAATCAACTACTAGAACAGCAGCGGGTATGTCTATGCTCATGGGTGCTGCAGCTCTAAGTATTAAAACAGTTATCAAAAATATTGATGACTATTTATTAAAGCCCCTAGGACAATCTTTATTTCATTGGAATATGCAATTTAATATTGATAGACCAGAAATAAAAGGTGATCTAGATATTAAAGCACAGGGAACATCTTCTCTAATGCAAAAAGAAGTTAGATCACAAAGACTAATGACATTTATGCAAACAGCTTCGAACCCATCGTTAGCACCGTTTGTTAAATGGCATACATGTTTAAAAGAAGTTGCTAAAGCTTTGGATATAGATCCAGATCAATTAATTAATGATCCAGAGAAAGCAGCAATATACGCACACATAATGGGGATGGCAAATGGAAATCAACAAAATACAGGCAATAGTGGACAACAAAGCCCAATGGCAAATATGGGAGGAGTACCTGCAGGAGCTTCGCCAACAGATCCAACAGGAGCTGGAGGTGGCAACATCGGTACAGGTAATGCACCAATGCCAGGGGAAGCTGGCTTTAGTTCGCAAACTACTCAACCTACCAGAGGCAATAAAACGCAGTAAGGAATAATATGGCAACTTGGAATGTAGATAGAAAAAAAGGTGGTACTTACGAATTTGAGATAGATGCTCAAGGTAACTATCAATTAAAAAAATCTGGATTCGGAGATATTAAAACTTTAAATTTACCAGAATTAAAAGCAGAAGCTACTAAAACTACAACTCAAGATG